ACAACAGAGAATCTCTCAAAATACTTTCTGGGGAGTTTGTAGATTGATTGCCAAGTAGTAATAATGACTTGAGAGTCCGTCTCTCTTTCTTTTCCTGCGTAAATTTTATGACAAAATGAACCTACGTCCCAGCCATAGTCTGCAAAGTCTTTATACATCTGTTCTACTAACGAAGTCGTCGGAACAATTATCAGAGTATTTTGCTTGCGTTCAACAAAATATCGAACAATCGAATATATCATCAGAGACTTACCCGATGCAGTTGGGGATATCAACAACTTTCTATTATGCCTTAGAGCGTCGTATACTCCCTCTACTTGGTAAGAACGCGGTTTAATCTTACAAATTGCTTGCATATAATCTTTAACACCCTCTGGTGAGATCTGCTCATTCACTTCAAAGGGTAGACCATAGAACTTGCTTGGTTGAAAAGCATAAGTATAATTATGATCAGCACAGAATTGTATTACTTTATCTAATAGTCCAACATATATTTGCTTCGTTTGTGTATTAAATAACCTTATCTTCCCATCCCAATACTTATTTTTATAAGCAGGTGAAAACTTTGCGCCAGGTACTTCAAAAGTAAACTGATCTGCTAATTCATAATAAACATGAGGTTCTGCCTCAACATTTAAATATACTTCATTCTTCTTGGAAATAACCAAATGAGACATAATATCTCCACATCTGGTTTATTTATGACGCTCTACCAAGTGCTTTTCTAATCGCTGATGCTCTAGTAATTTTTTTCTCTCCAGTATCTTTAGAATTCTTCTTTAAGTTATCTGCTTGAGATATAACCCTTCTATTATCAGAAGAATCTCCTGGATGTACCTTATGCCATCTATCCGAATATTTTTTTCTATTTGATTGTCCTTGTATATGATCTACATCGTGTTGCTTACCAGTTTCTTTTGATTTACTTTGAGCATCTGTTCTTTGTGCTTTTTTTCTTTCCCTTTCAATTCTTATTGCTTTTCTTGCAGTTTTTTTATAATCAGGATGAAGATTTCTTTTTCCATGATCTTCTAATTCTTTTTGCTTTAGAGGTTTTAAATTACCTGCTCTTCTTTTAGCCTGTCCCTTCAAGGCAGATTTTCTATTAAGTCCATGATGTCCACCACCCTTATTCCTAACTACCCATTCATCAGGGTTAGGTCTTCCCTGACGTACTTTTTCAGCATCTTCTTTTGAACGTATAGTTTTTGCTTCTAAAATAAATTGATAAAATGTTTTCATTTATATAAACACTTTTCAAGTATTTAGTTAAATCCTGATTGAAACTTTTGCCATTCAATGGCATTTTTTATTTGATATGTACGGTTCGACACTGCCCTTATAATCTCTTCTAAGAACTTTAGGGTAGTATCATAGTATTTTACCTTAAGATTTATCTTTGCCAGTCTCTCGTCTGCCTCCATGTACTTTTGGAGTGCTTCTTTCTCTCTGATCTTATATGGAAATGGTTCTTCTGCGTAAGTCTCTACAGTTGCCTTACCTGTATAATATCTGTATCTATCTAAATTTATTTCATTCTGAGTAACTCTTGCTTTTTCTCGCATTAGAGTAATAGTATTATAAAGAGTATAATACTTAGAGTGCAGTTGTGGAATTCTTAGTGATTCATCATGTAAATTATCAGGATCTATGCGAGAATCTTTCTCCCACATTTCCTGAATCTTATCAAGATCCATAATAAAGATTATTTAATTAAAGTTCTTTGCCAAGCATATCATTGAGCTCGTATATAGTATACCTGAAAGATACCTCTGCTGTAAAGTAGTCTATGTCAGTTTCTGAAACATCGAATGTTAATCCACTTAGAGATATAGGAAATAGATCAATAAACTTAATTTGTGCGACTGGTTGGAAGTTACTATTCAAAATTTGAAGAGTTCCATCACTAAATGCTTCCTTTCCATCCTGTACACCATCATCATTCGTTGTTAATGTCTTATAGTCTTGGGTACTTTGTGCAAAACCAAGTCTTTTCATCCATTTATGGATTATTGAAAAGTTTTCCAAGTTTTCATCTACGAGGAAAGTTAGGGAAAAATCCCCATAAGATATCTTCTCACCAGGTACATCAATATCTTTTAGATATGATGGTTGGATTTGTGTTGCTAGACTTATATCAGGTATATTAGCAGACATTGATAAAAAATCAACTTTTGGATATTTTCCTAAAGTAAATTTAAATCCAACTGGAGTTAAAAAATTTCTATTCTGTATTTGATTTGCAAATGCAGTTGCCATTATTAATCGATAATGATATTAAACCAATCTTGACTCATTCCTTTGATGATATTATCTGCAGACTCTTTATCATCTGCGTATCCTTCTTTTATCAAATGGTCAACAACAGACTCATACTGTGCCTTGATTTTTTGTGCTTCTCTAGGTGTAGGTTTCATTTTGAACGCAATATTTGTAGTTATTTATCAATACTATTCTCCACCACCGCCTCCACCGTTTCCACCGCCACCATTTCCACCACCATTTCCACCGTTGCTGTAACCACCATTACCATTCCCATTGCCACCATTACCGTTCCCATTCCCATTAGAACCATTTTTTTTATTGCTACTATCATCATTGTCTTGTCTTCCTCCCAAATAACGACCAACAACACTTACATGTCTATTACCTTTTGGTACACATGCACCTAATTTTTTATCAAACTTGTAACCACTAGGACAATTACGACTAAACTCTTTGTATGATTTCATTACTTTTTTAAATTCCTAGTAATTATTTAGAATAAAAAAGAGACCTGTTAAGGTCTCTGATCCATCTCGAACATACTATCTATATTCAGCAATGTTACCACCATTACGTCCACATGTATTATCCATGATTCCCATCATCTGTGAAACAAGTTGTGGATTTTTCTTTGCATACCCATCTCCAAAATGAGAGTCTATGCTACGAATTGATTCTTGCAGATATTGATCTGTAATGAAACTAACGATTTCAAATTTTTCAGTAATTTTCATGTTTGTATTTGTATATTACCTCAATATCATAGCATAAAAAAAGAGACCCGTCAAGGTCTCTTTGTTAAACAAATATGTAATATCCGAATTACATGAGGTTGTTAACTCTAACTCTTCTGTAGTATCTGTTGCTATTAGCAGTGATACGACCAAGACCAGCAGTTGTTCCTTCAGCAAATGGGTTGGAAACAAGACCATAACGAGTCTTAAATCCGATTTTTGGCTGGAAGGTGTTTTCTCCAACTGCACGAACCATCTGTAATGGAACGTATGGGCAGTAGAATAAACCTGCGTCATAAGGTGAAGAACCTTTGTATCCAACAACGTAGTACTGAGCAGCAGCAACGTTTGCTGAATATGGATCGATGTATACTCTATACTTACCTTGTAAGATACCAGCAAATGTATTACCAGTGTCATCAACGTTAAGGTTAGCGTTAAGAGCAGGAGTGTAGTCTAGTACACCAGCCATTGTTAATGCAGAAGCAACGTCAGCAGAACAAAGGATCATGTTACCCTTTCCGCGTCTTGTTTCTTGTGCGATTGCGTTGGCATCTCTTTCGATCTGGAAGATCAAACCTTTGAACTTCTCAACAGACCATCTACCGTTACTATCAACGTCTAAGTCAAATGTACCAGTTGAAGCAACGTTTGCCTGTGCACCAGACTTAGCAGCTTTGTATACTGTACGGATAACTTCTCTGTTGATCTCAGCAAGAATCTCAGTAGAAAGAATGTTAGCAAGTTCTGCTTCTGCATTCAATCCGTGGATTGCTTTGAGGTCTTGAGCAAGTTCTAATGAGTACTCAGCTTTAAGTGCTCTGGACTTAGCAGTCACAGTAACTTTCTCGATGCTGAATGCCATCTGGTTGAACTCGTCTCCAGATGTACCTAGATCTTCAGAATCTGCAGTACCCATACCCTGACCAACAGGATAAGTTGTAGCAGACTGTGAACCCTCTGGGTTAAGAAGACCTGGATTTGCAGCGCTTGTAGGACCAGTTGTACCGAAACCAACGGATTCGCCACCACTATTGGCAACGTACTTAGAACCTTCAAGATCAAACCCTGAGTTTTGTCCAGAGAATGATGTATCTGCTTCGTCGAACAATGCTTCTGAACCACCCATAGACTGGAACTTGGAACGCATTGCGAAGATTAAACCAGTTGGTCCGTTCATTGGTTGTACACCAGCTAGGTCATAAGCGACCAAGTTTGGCATAGAACGACGGATTAAACTGATTAGGACTGGGTCAAAACCTGCAACAGGTGATGATGCGTCAGCAGAGAAACCTGCTGTAGATGATGTTGATCCAGTGTTTACTGTTGGCTGCTCAGATAAGAATTCTCTTTCTT